TTTGAAAGGTATCCTCCAAAACGGTGGAGCTGTTGAACTCAAATATTTTGATCATGGTGAACTTAAATTTGCTACAGTTCGTACTAATGACGAGCTGAAGGATTATCAAAAGAAGTATACAAATGTTACTCTGATTGTTAGCAAAGCCTCTAATGGTAAAAATTCTAAATTTGTGACTCAACAAACCTCAGATTGGGACAGTACAATGCGTGCTTTATCTCAAGGAAAATTTTTTCCAACTTCTCAAATGGAGAATTTATATGAGCAGTTGAGTGATGGTACAATTATTGATGTTAATAAATCTTTAGACAAGTATTTATCTCATTATCATTATAATGCAGCAAAGAAAGGTTATGAATATAAGGAAAATCCAGTTAATGAAACTGAACATGTTCATAAATTCCTGAAAGCCAAGAAAACTACTGAGGTAAAGGATCCTAAAAAACCCTTAACCTGGGCAGATAAAAATAAGTTTTCTGCTTTAGCCTCTGTTGAAGAAGTTGAAACTGAAGCTGAAGTTACTGATGATAAACTTGAGTATGGTAAAGTAAAGATTGCTCAATTGATTGGTCCAAAAATTAAACCTGAAACGGGTTCGTTGAAAAAAGTGAAGAAAGAGATGAGTGTGGCAGATATTGAAAAGTGTGCCAAAGAGTTAGATCGCCTTCTCCCTCATTGTAAAAATGAAGCTCGTACTGTTGAAGATGCCGATTCGATATTGGAAATGAACACTGTTGGAACTGTGTACATCAAGCATAAAGCTACTGGTGTGCAAGTTGGTTCCGGTCGTTTTGTTTCGAATTGGGTATCGACTAGCCGTCATATCTTTCAAAAAGAGAGAGATGGTGATGCCGAATACAATTTAGCCGATTTATCTTGTATTTGTGACGGTTATGAATTTGAACCTTGCAAAGTTGATTTGTGTAATACAGATGATTTTGCAAAGTTATCTTTGAATCCTGCTGATTTAGCTGTTGTTTTAAAAAATGCAAAACTAGCTCAAATCAAAACCAAATCACCTAATCCTCATACTAATATTTGGGGTTTGTATCCTACTGAAAATGGTCTTAAGGTTATGCCAGGAAAAATTCTTGAAATTCGTGAAAATTTAGATGGTTCTATTATGTTGGTGCATAATATCAACACTAAACGTTCATGTTCTGGGATGCATATTGTGGACCGTTATGGAGCTACAGTTGCTATCCATAAAGGTGCTATTTCTACTGGTAGAAATATTGCTGTTGCAGTTACCCCGCAAATAGCTATAGCTATGAAGTCTAATGGTCCTATGCCAAAAAAACTTCTGGCGCCAACCCAGACTATAAATAAAGCATCAAAAAACTTTTTATTTCTTTATCAAAGAGCTAAACCCATTCGAGATAACGGAAAATATTATTTTAATGATAAACTAATTCATTTTGCTGAAAAAAATAACTATTTTATGCCTAAACAGCATATGATAGCACAAATTGATTTAGAAATGTTAGATAATGATTTTCAAAAATATCATGTTACGCGTTTGTGGTGCCCCCTTGAAGATAAACTCCATTTTACTGTACGAGCTTTTCGTGCAATCTTTGATCCTTTGATAATGGGTTCTAAATTATTATCATTTGATGAAGCAGTACTTCGTGCTGAAAAAGGAACTTCACCTGGTTTTTTGTTCAAAGAGCTTGGCTGTACAACTAAACGCCAAGTGTTTGAAAAACATTTACCTGAACTACGCAAAAAAGTAGAAAGGGTGTTTGCTGGAGAAAGTGTAGAAACTATCTGGCAATCTTCTCCTAAAGTTGAAATTAGAACTTTGGAAAAATTGTTTAATGACGTAAAAGAAAAACGCAAACAGCGTACTTTTATGTGTTGTGACACTTTGTGTTACATTGTTGCTTTAATGTTATATGGTGACCAAAATGATAAACTGCTAGATATTAGTAGTTCTAATCATTGGTCTGCGGTTGGCTTATCTATTTTTCATGGTGGATGGCATGATCTAGCTACTTTACTTACTCGTCGTAAGAATAGTAGTGGTCGTGTTCTGTGTTTTGACATCTCAGCTATGGAAGCTAGTATATCACCTTGGTTATTTGAATTTCTTTATTCATGGCGAAATGCAGCCATAATAGGAAATGTTGACGCTAAAACTTGGTTTAAAAATAATAAAATTTATTCTTTGGTTTTAGACGTGTTTGGTTGGTTGGGTATGAAAATTGGAGGTAATCCCTCTGGTTGTTTGAATACTTTAACTGACAATACTTTTATGGTTATATTTGTTTTATTATATAATCTTTGCTGTCAAACAGATTCGTTGGAACAGGTTTTGGCATGGTACGATGATTTGCCAGTTAAGGCTATGGGAGATGACACTATAATGGAAGATGATCCATTGTGGGATCCGTTAATAGAAAATTCTAAAACTTTAGGTTTTCAGATGGAGTATGAAGCTCCACCCCCCACAACCCTAGCTCAAGCAAAGTTTTTAAATTTTGGTTTTTCATACAATGCAGTGCAGGGTATGTATTCCTTTAAACCCAATTTTGATAAAATGTTTGCCAATTTGTTTTTTAACCGTAAAAGTAATTCGTGGCGTCTCACCCTAGCAAAACTCTATGCTTTGCGTGTGATGTGTTATTGTTTCCCTGA